GGGAGCAAAATTTGTCCTGAAGGCAAGGCGTGGGCCGAACGCACTTTTGACACGTATCCTAGTGCATATGCGAATTTAGCGGCCTCGAAGTATTGCAAAGACCCCAACTACGCCAAGAAGTCCAAAGGCGGGAAAAGGAAAGGCCGCTGATGGGAAAACTTCAGGAGTGGGTAGATGAAGATTGGGTCCGAATTGATAGCAGCGGCAATATCGCGGGTAAGTGTGGTACTTCAAAAGACAAGAAGAACCCTGATCGGTGCTTACCGCGGTCTAAAGCTAAAAGTCTTAGTAAGTCGGAGAGAGCTTCGACGGCACGTAAGAAGAAACGTGAAGGCGCTAAGGGAAAGCAGGTTGTTTCTAACACTGACGCGGCAAAGGTAAAGAAAATGGAGTCTGGCGGTGCGGTGCCAGACCCCAAGTCCAAGCGTAAGTTTTATGGTAAGAGTAGCCCCGGTACAGCGATAGCTAGGGGTTGCGGTGCGGTCATGTCTTCTCGTAGAAAGAGAACAAAAGGATCGGTGACGCAATCATGAACTATGCTTTTTACAGCGAACCCCTAGAGCGAGCCATCGTAACTGAAATTACGCAATGGTCTGCCGATGCGCTGGAAAAGCCGAGTCCTTTCTTTAACGGGTTACCTCCGTGTCCGTATGCCCGTCAGGCGTGGATGGATAGCCGCGTAGCTATCCTTTTCAAGTATGAAAAGAACTATCAGGTTCTTTACTCCTGCATCTCTCAGTTCGACGACAACTTTGACCTAGCCATTATCGTTGACATGAATAACGATAAGGAGCCGGATGCGTTTCATGCGTACTGGGAAGGTCTTAATAGGTTTATTGCAGAAGGCGTCTTTATTGATAAAGACATCTGGATTATGGGGTTTCATCCCGATGACGACGCCAGCGAGTTTGTTGACGAAATAGAGTTTGAACCGGAAACTGATGCTCGGTACGCAATGATTTTTGTTCAGCGCTTGTCTAAGCTACAAGAAGCAGCAGACAAGTTGGACAAAAAGGGCTATTATGATTCGTATGATAGCCAGTATAACGCCCGTGAGATATATGCGTTGCGGGAACAATTGTATAGGAGACTGAAAAATGGCAATGAAACCTAAGAAAATGCGCGGTGGCGGCATGGTTAAGAAAATGCGCGGTGGCGGCATGGTTAAGAAAATGCGCGGTGGCGGCATGGCAAAGAAGCCTGAAATGATGAAAAAAGGCGGCGTTTCCGTTGCTGATCTTCGTAAAATGGCCAAAGACAAAGGCTATAAACTGGTTAAAGACTAATGGCTGTTTCAGGAAGCAAAAACTTTGAGCTAGACGTCGCTGAGTATGTAGAAGAGGCGTTTGAGCGTTGTGGACTGGAGGTTCGTACTGGTTACGACCTCAAGACTGCACGTCGTTCGCTCAATCTTTTGCTTGCTGACTGGGCCAACCGGGGCCTAAACCAGTGGACGATCAAGCAGCGCTCACTGACGATGGTCGTGGGTGACGGTGAATACGACCTTGGCGCAGACGTAATTGATGTTTTGTCTGTTGTCGTTCGGCGTAACAACACCGATTATTCGCTCGAACGATTAAGTCGTGATTCGTTTTTGACCATCCCGAACAAAACGACACAAGGCCGCCCAAATCAGTTCTTTTTGGACCGCCAATTAACGCCAAATTTAAAACTTTGGCCGGTGCCGGACAATAGCACCGATGTGGTGTTGTATGACGCATTGACCCGCATGGACGATGCCGATGACTACACCAACACCATGGATTTACCGTTTCGGTTCTATCCATGCTTGGCAGCAGGGCTTGCCTACTATATCGCATTGAAGCGGGCTCCTAACCGGGTTCAGATGCTGAAAGCGGTGTACGAAGAAGAATTTGATAGGGCCGCCACTGAGGACAGAGATCGTTCATCTTTCAACGTGGTGCCGAAGTATGAATATTACAGGGCGGGCTAATGGCAAAGTTTGCATCTGGAAAAAACTCGTGGGCTATATCTGACCGCTCCGGTTTCGCTTACCCGTATAAGGTAATGAAACGCGAGTGGAACGGCTTGCTTGTGGGTCCGGATGAGTACGAGCCGAAACATCCGCAGTTGGGGCCGTTCCGCAAGGTTGTTGACCCCGAAGCGCTGCAAAATGCGCGTCCTGACCGTGTTGAGCCACTAGATGTATTTGTCGGTGTGCCTCTCGTTGAAGCCCCTAACCTCCGACCAGTGCCTTGTTTTGGTCAGGTTGGCACAGTTACGGTGAGTACGTCATGAGTTTCACATACGATCAGCTAAAACAGGCCATTCAGGACTACACGGAGAACGACGAGACGTCGTTCGTCAACAATTTGCCGGTTTTTATCCGTCAGGCTGAGGAGCGCATCCTCAAAAACGTCCAATTAAGCTTGTTCCGCAAGAACGTCAGCGGTGCAATGAGTGCTTCTAACAAGTATTTAGCGTGTCCGAGCGATTTTTTAGCGCCTTTTTCTCTTTCTTTCGTGGATGGAAACAACGATCACCAGTTTTTGGAGTTTAAAGACGCCGATTTTGTACAAACGTTCAATCCAGACGCTACAACCACCGGAAACCCGCGCTTTTATGCGGTTTTTGACGTTGATAACTTTATTTTGGGGCCCACCCCAGACAGCGCTTATGCGGTAGAGTTGCATTACTTCTATAGACCGGCCAGTTTGACGGCGGGATCGGGTTCCGGGACTACTTGGCTTAGTGAAAACGCAGAAATTGCAATGCTGTACGGTAGTTTGATGGAGGCTTACATCTATATGAAGGGTGAGCCCGACATGATGCAACAGTATGAAAAACGATTTATGGAAGCGATCCAAGGCATGAAGATGCTTGGAGAGGCGAAAGAAGTAACGGATGAATACCGTACTGGTATGGTGATAAGGCCCAAGCAATGAGTATTCCAGCACTAGATTTGAACATAAATCCAGATTTTAAGGTGGAAGTACACACCACCAACAATCGTGGGTTTACTCCAGAGGAGGTTGCAGAGCGTTGCGCACAGAAAGTTATCTCTATAAGCGACACGGCACCCCCTGCAATAAAGGCTCAAGCACGTGCCTTTCGTAAGCAGCTAGTTAAAGTTTTAGAATTTTACATGCGCGAAGCGATTAAAAGTGATAGAACCACTGTGTACAATGCGTTAACCGATGCAGGCCACAAGGAGCTTGCTGACTTAATAAGGAGACTGTGACATGGCCTTTACTGGTAACTTCATGTGTACATCCTTTAAGAAAGAGCTTCTTTTTGGTGTACATGACTTTGACCTCGCCAGCGGCGATACTTTTAATATCGCGCTTTATACAAACAGTGCGTCTTTTGATGCTTCGACTACAGCATATACTGCTACTAACGAAGTTTCGGGGACGGGCTACTCTGCGGGCGGGCAGGCACTAACGAATGTAGACCCCACCACGTCGGGCACGACGGCTCTTACCGATTTTGCCGACGAAACGTGGACTACAGCCACCATTACGGCACGTGGGGCGCTTATTTACAATACCACACCTAACACTACGTCCATTTCGGTGACGAACCCGACTGTTGTGGTATTGGATTTTGGTGGCGATAAAACGTCCACCGCAGGCGACTTTACCGTTGTGTTTCCGACCGCTGATGCAAGTAATGCGATTATTCGGATAGCGTAATGACTGATGTTGTCGTTCCAATCGGCGGCTGGGGCCGCTCTGGTTGGGGCGAAGGCCCATGGTCCCAGAGCGGATTTCCGTTTGCCACGGGCTCGGTAGGCTCTGTAACAGTAACAGCGGATGCAAATGCGCCGGTTACGGGGTTACAAGCCACGGGTAATGTTGGTAGCGTAACGGTAGTTGCAGAGGCCAACGTATCGGTCACGGGAGTTGCTGGCACGGGTCAAGTTGGCTCTGTCAGCGTCATCGGCGAGGCCAACGTAGACGTCACCGGGGTTGCCGGGACAGGCCAAGTCGGCTCCGCCAGCGTTACTGCTGACGCAAACGTCTACCCAACCGGATTGGAAGCTACCGGAGCAGTTGGCACGGTAACGACCACCGCAGATGCAAACGTTAACGTTACGGGTGTAGCCGGTACAGGCGCTGTAGGCACAGTCACAGTTGTAGCCGAAGCAAATGTTCCAGTTACGGGCTTAGAAGCGACCGGATCGGTAGGTTCAGTTACTGTTGTTGCCAAAGCAAATGTATTCCCAGATGGGATTGCGGCAACAGGTCAGGTTGGTCAAGCCTCAGTAGATGGTGAAGCAAACGTACCTGTTACAGGTATCGCTGCGGCAGGTGCAGTTGGGTCTGTTTCAACCACTACTGACCAAAATGTTGATGTAGGTGGCGTAGCCGGTACAGGACAAGTTGGTAGCGTAAGAGTTGAATCAGACGCTATCGTAAATGTAACAGGCGTAGCTGCGACAGGAGGTGTTGGGCAGGTACTGGTGTACTCAAATATTGTCCCCGATCAAAATCCGGGGTATATTGAAGTTACACCAAGTCAGTCGCCTACGTGGTCGGAGGATACACCAAGTCAGTCGCCTACGTGGTCGGAGGATACACCAAGTCAGTCGCCTACGTGGTCGGAGGATACGCCAACACAAGATGCTAACTGGACGCGAATAGCAGCGTAAGGATTTAAAAAGATGCCAAGTACCTATACAGTAAACCTCGGAATCGAAAAACCCGCCACGGGGGAACAATCGGGCACTTGGGGCGATACCACAAATGTCAACTTTGACATTATCGACCAAGCTATTAACGGCGCGATCAGCATCACGCTGGCCTCGGCTGGAACGTCTGGTTCTCCGAATACGTTGGCGATCAGCGACGGCGCGGTATCCGATGGCCGCAATAAGTGGATTGAGTTTAACGACGGGGGCGACCTTGGCGCAACGGCTTATGTCCAGCTTACCCCGAACGACGCGGAAAAGATTGTTTTTATCCGCAACAGCCTGTCTGGCAGCCGTTCGGTAATCCTATTCCAAGGCACCTATGACGCAGCTCGCGATCTGGAAGTTCCAGCGGGCGTGGACATGGTTGTCAAATTCAGCGGTGGCGGCGCGACTGCTACTGTTACGGACGTTTTCACGCGTCTTCGTGTAACTGCAATTGAAACCCCCTCGCTGACTGCAACGACTGCCGACATCAACGGCGGTACGATTGATGGTGCGACGGTGGGTGCTTCTAGCGCCTCGACTGGCGCATTTACGACGCTGACGGCAAGCACCAGCTTGAACATCGCGTCGTCTACGACGGTTGATGGCGTTCTTGACGAAGACAACATGGCGTCAGACAGCGCCACAAAACTTGCGACGCAGCAGTCGATCAAGGCTTATGTAGACAGCCAAGTTGGTACGGTAGATACGCTGGCCGAGATTTTGGCCAACGGCAATACGTCTGGCGCAAATAACCTGATTATCGACAACGGTCAGGCGATTACGACCAATACGGTCAACGAAACCACTGCGGGCAGCGGTGTGACGATTGACAGTGTTTTGCTCAAGGACGACGGCGTTAACGCGACGAACCTTGAGATTACCAACCTCAAGGCCAATGATGGCACCGCTGCAGGTTCGATTGCGAACAGCACGGGTGCTGTGACGATTACGTCGTTTATCTCGAACTCCGTTGATATTGGCGGCGGCGCGATTGACGACGTCGTGATCGGCGGCTCTACGCCTGCTGCTGGTAGCTTTACGACTGGTCAGTTCGGCACAAGTCTGAATGTGGATGGCACTGTGACGGCTGATGGGCTGACTGTTGATGGGGATGTGGTTATTGATGATAATGATTCAAACCCACTTGTTTTAAGGCGTAACGGTGGTAGTGATGCAGACATAAGCATTGAGTTTGACCAATCTTCATACAACACATTCGTTGGCGCAGATTCTACAGGTAACTTTACCGTTGGACGCAATGCTGATTTAAGCGTACAAAAATCTTTGAAGGTTTTTCAAAACGGCGACATCAGCTTCTACGACAGCACAAGCGTGTCGCAAGGTCTGTTCTGGGATGCTTCCACCCAGCGATTAGGGCTGGGGACGACTTCGCCTAGTAATGCTCTTACCCTAAACAGTGCGGCAGGTGGCACATCTGGTTTAAGAATAACAAGCACAGAAGGTTCTGGATTTCGTATTCGCGCTGAATCGGCAACTACCACAATGTTGAATGTTGATTCTGGTGAAAGTATGCTGTTTGGTACAGGTGGCACAGAACGTATGCGCATCGACGCATCAGGCACGCTGACCCACAAGCTCGCCGCCACGTTTAACGAAGACGGCGCAGACGCCGACTTCCGCGTCGAGAGTGACGCGAACACGCATATGCTGTTTGTGGATGCAGGGAATGAGGTTGTTTCAATAGGGGCGGGGAACACCTCAGATTTTGTTAACTCTTCAATGAGTATTAACGGTCGTCTTGCAATTTACGGTTCGACTGTTTCTTCTACGGCGGGTTCTAACCTAATAACCGACAACTACACCCCCGCCTCTGACGACCATATCTTAAACATCGGTACGCAGCGTACTAGTGGCGGTCCGTTCTTCGCTTATGGTTTGGGTCAAGATGGGTCAAACTCTTACTGGGCGTCTACATACGACAATTTTAGTGGGTCGCACAGTGTTCTTGTCTTAAACGGAAACGCTCTAGAGTTTAGCCACGATAGGAGTAATTCTCAAACTACGGTGGGAAGTGAAGTAACAACTTCTACCATGTTCCGTATTAACCGCCAAGAAGCCATCTTTAATGATAACAGTGTTGACCAAGACTTCCGCGTTGAGAGTGACAGCAACACGCATGCGCTGTTTGTGCAGGGTAGTGATGGGAATGTGGGTATTGGTGCGAGTTCGCCTTCAGAACAACTGTCGCTGTACAAGTCTGGCGCAAATAACGCAATACAAATCCAAAGCCACAATTCATCGGCGGGTAGCTACAACGAGGCTTCGATAAAGTTTGCATTGTCATCCACCGCATCAAGCACGTTAAACTGGGACATCAACGCTGAACAGACTGCCCTAACAGTTGATTACGAAGGCAGTGAAAAATTCCGCATCAACTCCAGCGGCCTCCTGACCAACCAGATTGGCGCGGTGTTCAACGAATCAAGCGCAGATTCCGACTTCCGCGTCGAGAGTGACACCAACACCCATGCGTTGTTTGTGGATGCTGGGAATAGTCGGGTTGGGATTAACAATAGCTCTCCTACCGAAGCGCTTGATGTAACCGGCAATGTCACAATTAGCGGCTCATTATCCAAGGGTTCTGGTTCATTTAAGATTGACCACCCTGTTAAGCCCGACACCCACCACCTTGTCCATTCCTTCGTGGAAGCTCCGCAAGCCGACAACATCTATCGCGGCAAGGTCGAGCTTTTGGACGGCGTTGCAACCGTGAACATCGACACCGTGGCGGGTATGACCGAGGGCACCTTTGCTCTTCTCAACCGTGAGGTTCAGTGCTTTACCAGTAACGAGAGCGGCTGGACCGCTGTGCGCGGCAAGGTGGACGGGAATATCCTGACCATAGAGGCGCAAGACAATACCTGCACGGACACAATTTCATGGCTTGTTATTGGTGAGCGCCAAGACTCGCACATGTATGAAACAAGCTGGACCGACGAAAACGGCAAAGTGATCGTCGAACCCGTAAAAGCTAACCCCCAGCCATAAAAGGAGAAATGACCATGGCAATTACTACAACTTGGAGCGTCAACAACATGACGCATAATGATGCGGACGGGGGTGTAATCCTCGTCTATTGGTCTTGCGTAGCGGCAAGCGACGGTGATCCCGTCTACACGGCTACGGAGGGAGGCAAGCTACGTTGCGAGCCTGACCCGGCAAGCCCGGACTTTATCCCATACGCGGACCTGACTGAGAACGACGTTCTTGGTTGGGTGTATAACAGCTTGATTGAAGGCGACGAAACGGCTGACCAAGCAAAAGCTCGCGTCGAAGCAGACCGTACAGCAAAAGTGCAAGGTCAGATTGACCGTGCAAACACGCAATCAGGCGGACTTCCTTGGGAAGCTACCCCTTAACTTTTAACCGACAAGGAGACTTATGATGGCTAAAGATGAAAAAAAAACCATCACTGTCAACGGCGTAGAACACAATGTTGACGACTTGAATGAACAGCAAATTGCTATGGTGAACCATATTGCAGACTTAGACCGAAAGCTTTCTAGCGCACGTTTTAACGTGGACCAGCTTGCTTTTGGCCGTGAAGCGTTTGTAAATGCTCTTGCTGGTTCATTGGAGTTAAAAGAAGCCGCTGAGTGAGGAATGAATGCCGCTACAAAAGTTACAGTTCAGGCCGGGTGTAAATAGAGAAACCACCTCATATACCAATGAGGGGGGTTGGTTTGACTGTGACAAAGTGCGGTTTAGGTTTGGAACGCCCGAGAAAATTGGGGGCTGGGAACGGCTTTCTGGTAAAAGTTTTCTTGGCACCTGTCGGGCGCTGCACCCGTTTGTTGCCTTAGATGGAACGAACTACATCGGCGTAGGTACGCATCTCAAGTACTACATCAATGAGGGTGGCGCTTACGCCGACATTACGCCGATTCGTCAAACAACGGCTGCGGGTGACGTGACGTTTGCCGCGACCAACGGCTCTTCTACGATTACTGTCACTGACACCGACCACGGTGCGAACGAAAACGATTTTGTGACGTTTTCTGGTGCAGTGAGCCTTGGTGGTCAGATTACGGCAGATGTTCTTAACCAAGAATACCAAATTGCTCGCGTAGAAAACGCCAACACGTATGAGATTGTAGCTCGTGAGGTAAATACCCTATCTAACATTACGGTTGATGGGCAGTATACGCCTGTTCCTGTCGTGGCCGACGGGTCGGATACCGGTAACGGTGGCGCTTCTGTTGTAGGTACTTATCAAGTGCAGACCGGTTTGGACACCACGGTTGCGGGTACAGGCTGGGGTGCAGGCACTTGGTCCCGCGGAGCGTGGGGTTCGGGTTCTACTCTGACTGCGATTGGCGACACGCTGCGTATTTGGAGCCATGACAACTTCGGTGAAGACCTGATTATCAACATCCGCAATGGTGGTATCTACTATTGGGATAAATCGACCAGCTCGGCACCCTTTACACGGGCCGTGGCGCTTTCAGACCTTGCCGGGGCGGACGCTACGACGCCTACGATAGCTAAACAGGTCATGATTTCGGACCGCGACAGGCACGTAATCGTGTTTGGTTGCGATCCAGAGAACAATATTGGTACGCAAGACCCGCTGTTGATTCGTTTTTCAGACCAAGAAAACCCACTGGTTTGGGCGGCGGCTGCGACCAACACGGCAGGTGATCTGCGGATCGGTACAGGTTCTGAGATCATCACGGCCCTCGAAACACGGCAGCAAATCTTGGTCTTTACTGACGTTTCGCTTCACGCCATGCAGTATTTGGGACCACCCTTTACCTTTGGAATTAACGAAATTGCGACAAACGTGACGATTGCAGGCCCCTTGGCCGCGGTTGCCGTAGACGATCTTGTTTTTTGGATGGGTGAAGAAGACTTTTATATGTATACCGGGCAGGTGCAAAAGCTACCTTGTTCGGTGCGGTCTTATGTCTTTAACGACTTTAACGTCAGCCAGCAGGAAAAAGTAACCAGTGGCGTAAACTCCGCATATTCTGAAATTTGGTGGTTTTATCCGTCTGCGAACTCCGAGAATATCGACAGGTATGTGGTTTACAACTATCAAGAGCAGGTTTGGTACTACGGAGCTTTGCCGCGGTCTGTTTGGTTGGATCGAGGCATCAATCAGTACCCCATTGCGGCTTCTTTAGATGGCTATTTGTACTTCCATGAGTTTGGATTTGATGATGGCAGCGTCAATCCGCCAGCTTCTATAGACTCTTACATTGAAAGCAGCCAGATGTCGATTGGTGCTGGGGACAACTTTGTTTTCCTCAGCCGATTGATTCCGGACGTGACTTTCAACGGTTCTACCGCCGAATCACCAAGCGTAGATTTTACTTTGCAGACCAGAAATTGGCCCGGTGCGGCGTATTCATCGACGACAGATAGTCCGGTGACGCGAAGTGCAACAGTACCGGTCGAGCAATTTACGAACGAAGTAAACATACGTCTTCGTGGTCGGTCTTTTGCATTCAAGATAGCGTCGGATGAAACCGGTGTGGGGTGGCGTTTAGGCACACCGAGAGTAGACATGAGGCAGGATGGTCGCCGATGAGTAGAGGACTGGTACAACCGCTATTTCCAAATGCGCCTGCCGAATACGATCAGATGTATCAGGCGGAAATTGTCCGTGCCTTCTCTGTATTTTTGAACCAAGTTAACAACCCGGGTCCGTGGCGGGCCTCAAGTCTTACCTTAACCGATTTGCAGACAGACGATTTTGGCTTGGAAAACGGCGGCGTTTTTCAGGTAGACGGTTTCTTAAAAATTGCGCTTGCAAACAAACCACACCCCCGTGGGGTGTCAGCAACGGGGGCCGTGGGCAGTGTCACGGTAACAACATCATGAGTGAAACAATTATTATTATGCCTAACGGCAGCAAGTGGAGACCTTCCACAAGCCGGGATGTGGTTCATTGCGTTAGTTGTGAAAACGAAGTTGATACCCCTGAAGAAATCGCTTCTTACCCTGATGGGAACTGCCCACAGTGCGGTTCTTCATGGACTGGTGGGGAAAAGAGAAGTACAATGATACAGGTAACTATGCCTGAAAGTATTACTGGTGGAGCGGGATAATGGCAGAAGTAGCTGAAAAAATGGAAGAGTTAACTGTTCCCGAGGGTGGTATCGCTGATTTCATCATGGAGGACGAAGAAGCGGATGCCGTTTACGGTCCGGATTCTGATGGCACTAAAGAGTTTGGCGATGATGGTATCGCGCAATTTCCTGCCTTAACCAAAAAGATGGCGGCCATGGGTCGTGAGGGCGATGATAGCATTGCTCACGTCGAAACCGGTGAACTAATTATACCCGCAGCGCTAATTGCTGACAACGAGGAGCTTAAAGAACTGCTCTTCGAGCGTATGCGTGAGTACGGCATTGAAGACCCAGAGCGTTACGTTGTGGGTTCTGACTCAAATAGCATTAACCCCGAAACGGGCGCTTACGAGTTTTTCCTTAAAAAGATTTTTAAAGGTATCAAGAAAGTAGTTAAGTCGGTTGTTAAAATAATTAAGAAGATCGCTCCGATTGTCTTGCCTATTGCGATGCCTTTCTTGTTTCCTGTTTTGGGGCCAATGTACGGAGCTGCGTTAGGTTCTGGTATTGGAACGTTGATTAATGGTGGCAGTATTAAGGACGCTCTCAAATCAGCGTTGATTTCGGGAGCCGTGGGCGCAGTGGCAGGTGGGTTCACAGGAAAAACGGGTGAAGGCTTCCTTGCAAATGTTGCTGATGCTGCAAACCCACAACGCTTGTCTCAATTTGGCCAGAACTTATCAGAAGGCATTTCTAGCGGTTCATTCTCAGGGTTTACTGAGGCCGTTGGTCGAGACTTCAAAGCCGTAACCGATCCTTTAGCTGGTGGTGGCGCTGGTGGGGCGGGCAATGCCGCGGCCACTCAACAAATTCAATCTGGTGACACGTTAAGTCAAATTGCAGCCGACAATAACACCACCGTCCAAGCGTTGATGGACGCAAACCCCAATATCACTGATCCAAATGTGATTCAAGCGGGCGATACCCTCAACTTACCGCAGGCCGGTGGCGGCGGTGGCGGTGGCGGTGGTGGCGGTGGCGGTGCGGAGCGCAGCTTCCTTGAAAAAACTGGCGATTACATGTTCGGTGGTGGTAAATCCCCCGCAGAAATTGCTGCGGCACAGAGTGTGGCAGAAACTTCGGCTATTAATCAAACACTGGCTAAGTATGGGCATACCGGAACCGTGGCTACGGCTCCGCAAGCTGTAGCGGCAGAAGCGATTGCAGCCGGTAAAGCCGCAGCAGCCGCAGCAGCCCCCAGCATGTTGGCCCGGTTTGGGCCAACTCTTGCCGCCGGTACGCTGGCCATGGGCGCAACCGGCATGTTTGACGTGCCCGAGGCGGAGCAAGCCAGCTTTATTGACTACAACCTAGATGGAACCCCTGTTACCGGCCAAGATTTGATCGAAGCCGATCCTAGCAGGTATTTAATCTCTGATCTTGGTCGTAAGCGTTTGAACCCAGAAACCGGTGAGTATGAAGACGTAGAAGTTGATTTGACCGTACCGGCACCTGACACGTCTCCGTACACCGTTCCGACTCAATATCCTGCAACTCCCCCTCCGGGCGGTTACGGCGTAAACAACAGTGCAGGTTATTTGCTTGCTTCTAACCCCGGCGGACCGTTTGCACGTCCTTACGTGACCGCAGCACAGGGTGGAGCAATTCCTGAAATCTTCCCGCGCCGCAATGGCGGCATCATGCCTAACGAAGGTACCCCGGGCGAAGATAGTGTAAGAGCTATGCTCATGCCGGGCGAGTTTGTCATGACGACAGACGCCGTTCGCGGTTTGGGCAACGGAAACCTTAACAACGGCATCAAGAACATGTATTCGGTCATGCGAAACCTTGAGAGTCGTGGGAGGGCGATGGCGTAATGGCTGAAGAAACAACCCAAATTGTCCGCGAAGCCCCCGAGATAGAGGCGTATAAGCTCTCCCTACTCCAATCCGCAAAAGCCCTCGCTGACCGAGGCATCCAAATTCCGCGCCAGATGGTGGCGGAGATGTCTGGCCTACAAGTTACGGCGGGACAGCTTGCTGAAGCCGGTATTGGTGGTTATCAGCCTTACCTAACGGAAGCCGGTTACACCCTTGGGGATGCGCAGCAAGCTATTGGCGCGACCATGGCTGGCGCTTTGCCGTTTCAGACAGAAGCTGCCGCAGCTTACCGTGGGGCATTAGAGGGCATTCCCGGTCAGGTAAGTGCTGCACAACAAGGTATTGCCAGTGGTATTGGAACCGGGGCTACCGCTACTGAATTAGCCACGGGCGCAATGGGCGATGCAGCTACTAGCGCCGCACAACAAGCTGCCGCGGGCCAAACGGGTATGGGGACGGCGGCAAGTCGTATCCCGGGTATTCTTGAAGGCACTCAGGCTGGTATGGGCACCGCCCTTACGGCTGCCGAAGCTGCCGCACAACGGGCGGGCCAAACAGGCGTTGTCAATACGCTGGGTACAGGCTTAGATGCCGCTACTTTGGCTGCACAACAACAAGCGGCTGCAACGCAAGCTGGTTTAGGTACGACTGCGCAACAAGCCGCAGCAGAAGCTTTAGCTGGACAGCAAGGGTTAGCCGGTGCCGCAGAAGGCGCTTTGGCAGCACGTCAGCTTACTGCAACTACTGGCCAAGGAATTACCGGCGCAATTGACGCCGCTCGATTACAAGCCGCTGGCGGACAACAAGCACTTGCTGCCGCTGGTTTAGCAGGCGCAGATGCGGCTGCTCAAGCGGGTCTTGGCGCACGTTTAGGTGCCGCAGGCACGGCAGCGGGTCTGGGTGGCGTCAGTGACGCAGCACGGCTCGCGGCTCAACAGGCTGGTGCTGGTGGTATCAGCGCATTTGAACAAGCAATGGGTGGTGTTGGCGATGTGGCACAAGCTGCACGTAACGTCGCTGCACGAGCAGGTACTGGTGGCAGAACGGCAGCCGAACAAGCTGCCATGGATACTCAAGCCGCTATTACTGGCGCACGTGGTATTACTGGTCAGGCCGCGCAGGCCCTACAACAGGCCGGGGCCCTCGGAACACAGACTGCTCAACAAGGTATTGCTGGTTTAGCCGGTACGACAGGGGCGTTTGATCCGGCTTCTTCTGGCGCATTTATGAACCAGTTTGAAGATGCCGCAGTGCAGCAAGCGCTGGCGGACATTCAACGTGCGGGTCAGATTCAACAGCAGCAAATCGGCGCTCAAGCTGTCGGTGCTGGCGCATTTGGCGGATCGCGACAAGCTGTCGCAGAGGCCGAACAGGCTCGAAATGTTCTCGAACAACAGGCTCGTACCGCAGCAGGTATGCGCCAAGCAGGCTTTGAAAGTGCGGCTCAACGCGCACAACAAGCCTTTGAAGCTCAACAAGCAAGGGGTCAGCAGGCGGCACAGCTTACTGGCGCTCTCGGTGCGCAAGGCGCACAAACCGGTCTTCAAGCAGCTCAGGCGGCGGGTCAACTTGGCCTGTCGGCTGAGGAATTAGCTGCACGGACCGCGCAACAGCAAGGACAGCTCGGCATGTCTGCGGAGCAGTTGGCTGCTCAGACAGGATTGTCCGCAGAACAGCTTGCACAGGCAGGAATGCTACAAGGTGGACAGCTTGGTTTGTCTGCTTATGGCCAGATGGGTCAGCAAGCGATGGCCGCAGAACAGCTTGCCGCGCAGAATTTGGCGCAAGCAGGTCAGTTGGGACAGTCAGCAGAACAGCTTGCGGGTCAGTTGGGCATCTCGGCATCACAGTTACAGGGTCAGCTTGCCGGACAGGCCGCGCAGCTTGGTATCTCTACCGAAGAAATGGCTGCACGGATGCTGCAACAGCAGGCACAGACAGGCTTGTCCGCCGAGCAGCTTATTACGCAAAGCGGCCTACAGGCAGCCCAACAAGGTGCGCAGCTTGGTCTCAGCGCACAACAACTCGCGCAACAAGGCCAGCTACAAGGCGGTCAAATGGGCATGAGTGCAGCTCAAATGGCCTCCGCCAATGCGCAGGCGCTTGCAACGACGGGCATGAACCTACAGCAGCTTGCTTCTCAGACAGGCATGAGCGCAGCGCAGCTCGCTGGGCAGCTTAATACGAATCTTGGTCAGCTTGGCTTGCAGGGTGCAGGACAAGAGGCCGATATTGCTCGACAAGCCGCAATGCTTGGCATTTCTGCCAATCAGCTTGCGGGACAGCTCGCTGGACAAGCCGGTCAGTTGGGTCAAGACCAAGGTCGGTTGGCGATCCAAGGCTCACAAGCCGGGGGCGCACTGGGTATGCAGGGTCAGGAACTCACCGGACGTATCGGAGAAGGACTCGGGGCCCTCGGAGCACAGTACGGCCAGCTCAACCTACAGCAGGGCGAAGCTCTCAGTCAGCTTGGTCTACGCCAAGCCGCTCTTGGAGAACTCCAGCAGCAGGTTGGTCAGCGCGAGCAAAGCTTCCTGTTCGACTTGGGCAAACAGCAACAAGCTCAACAGCAAGCCGAACTCGAAGCGACGCGTCAGAATCTGTACGCGCAAGAGATGGAGCCATACCAACGTATTGGCTTCCTATCCGACATTTACAAAGGTGCGCCAACTAGCCAAATGGCCATGACTTCGCAGTCTGGCG